CGACCGAGGTGAGGCTGGAGCTGACCACGTTGCTGGCCAGCGTCGTGCCGGTCAGCGTGCCAGCAGGCGCCGTGCCGCTGATGTTGCCCGTCAGGTTCGCCGTGATGGTCCCGGCCGTGAAGTTCCCCGAGCTGTCTCGGGCCACGATGGCCGAGGCCGTATTGGCGCTGGTGGCCGTGGTGGCCGAGTTAGCGACCTTGCCCGCCGTGGAGATGGTGGCCAGGTTCGAGTCCGCCAGCGCCGAGGCCAGCGTCAGGGCGCCGGTGGTGTTGGCGATGGAGATGGCCGTCGTGTTATCGAACGCCGCAATCGTCGGGGTCTGAATCTTCTGCCCCGTCGAGACGATGATGTTATTGGCCCCCGTGGTGTTGCCGTTGGCCAGCACTTCGGCCAGCGTGTCCACCGTGGCGACCTTGGCATCTACATACGCCTTGATGCTCTGCTGGGTCGCCAGCGCGGTCGCACTGTCCGAGGCCATGTTATCCTCGTCGAGGATATTCGTGACCGTCGTGGCCCCGGTGCCCTTCAGGCTGGCAAAGGTCAGCAGCCCCGTGACGCCGAGCGTGCCCGACAGGGTCATACTGGCCGCACCAATCGTCCCGGTCAGGGTCGGGGAGGCCGACATCACCACATTGCCAGTACCCGTGATGGCGTTCGAGACAAGGCCCTTGGAGGCGTCGGTGAAGACGGCCTGCGAGGCGGTCAGGCTGGACAGGACGGGCTGGGCGGTAAAGGTCGCCACCCCCGTCACCCCGAGCGTACCGGAGATGGACAGGTTGCCGCTGATGGTCCCCCCGGTCGTCCGCAGGTAGTCCACCTCGTACCAGTTCGTGCCGTCGTCGTAGAAGAGCCGGATGACGCCCGAGTCCTGCGTCATCCACTTCCGGCCCGCGCTATTGGCCACCGGCCGCGAGGCGAGGGTGGACGACTGAACGTGGATACCCGGATCCGCGTCGTGGTCGACATAGGCCGACCGGAGGGTGTTATCGTTGCCCTTGACGGTGTTCGCGTCAATAGGCGACGTGCCGTTGACCGGCGACGTGAACGCGGCGACGGAATGTTGACCGACCGTTTCTGACATTTAGCGACGCCCCAAGGCGAAGGTTTCAAGCGAAAAACGACTGAAGACCGGGAGCGCCTCTCCCGAGTCAATAATGCTGATGTCGACGTAATAGCCCGTCCCACCCATCGGGATACGGTAGTTCCGGCTGCCGGTGCCGCCCCATGTCCCGTCGCCCCACGTCGTGCCAGAGGCGCCCCACGTCTCGTCCGTCGAGGGTGGCAGCGAGAAGGAGCCGAAGCTGTCGCCCGAGTTCCATTCAATCCGGCACTGGTCCGAGCCCTTGAGCTGGGCGGTCAGATAGCCCCACCGGAACGCCTTGGCCTGCGCGTCATCCCCGCAATAGAGCCGGTGCAGCTGGGCCGTCATCGCATACCGGGCGCCCCCCGTGCCAGCCGCCGCGACGTTATCCAGATAGATGCCAGGCGCGTCACAGAGGCTGACCCAGCCCGAGGCATCACCCTTCAGGATGACCGGCAACCCCGAGCTGTTAATCGTCTCGAAGAGCGCCGTCGTGTCAGGGTCGATATAGCCCCCATCCCACGGCCCCGACCACGAATCCAGCACCGTGTGGTACTGGTAGCAGCCATAGCCCGGAATGGTAATCCAGAGCTCCTTGGTCGCCCTGTTGATGACCGCTCGGATCTTGTCGAAGTTGGCCGATGAGAGCTGCCGGATGATGGGCAGAATCGGGTCCGGCTTGACCGGGGTCCCGACCGGCGCCACCTCGGCCTCGTTGCAGCGATACAGCCCGCGCTCCGAGATGAAGTAGGCGATGTTATTGTTCGCCACGATGCTCTTGGCGGCAATCGTGCCCACGTCTGCTGTGAGGCCCGCCGGGAGCGTCGTAATGTCGTCTTGCCCGTATCCCGTCAGCCGAGAGATACCGCGCCGATGGAAGATGAGCAAACTGGTGTTAATGGAGGCCAGCCCCACAATCGTCTCGTCCCCGAAGGTCCGCACGATGATCTGGCCCCCACCGCTCGACCCGTTCCCGAGGCTGTCCCCGTTATTCAGGTCGGAGTAGAAGATGCTGTCTGGGTGGGTGCTGTTCCCGCACGCCCACAGGCGCTCGTTGTGCACCTGCAAGGTGTCAACCGCCACCGTCCCCGCGATGTTCTCGGTCAGCGCTGAGCCCGACCACTTGTTGAGCAGGCCGCCGTCCGCGATATAGACCACATCGTTCCCGCCGCTGTCCCGAAACTGGGCGAAATCGGGGGGCACGGTCGTCGAGAGCGTGCCGCCCTGATTCGTGTACGTCCGGGGGAACGTGCCAAACGTCGCCGTGTACAGGTCGGTGTTGGACACCGCCAGAATCTGATTCGTGCCGCTGTCCTGCTGGAACGTGAAACCATTGAGCACGGATGCGGCCGCCAGTGGATTGGTCGACGTGCGCTGCGTGCCGCCGCGCTTGGTCGCCGCTCCGTAGTCCGTCAGCCGCAGGTTCGTCGCCCGCCGGAGCTGGTTGGGCTGGACGGAGATGTCGTCCGACACATCGTTCAGCCCCCCTTCCATTCCCGGCTGCTGGTCAACCAGCCGCTCGCGGGCCATTAGCCGCCACTCCAGTCGTACTTCTGATCCGGGTACGCCATCTGCGTCGGATTGATGGTGTACCGCCGCAGGTCATCGAGCATCGACGACCGCTGGAGATTGGCTTCCTCGCGGAGCGTCTTGGCCGCCACTGACTCCGCCCCACCCTTGTTCAGGAGCCGAGCACCCGCCTCGTTGGCGATAATCGTCTCATTGGCGTCCGGGAAGTCAATGACCGAGCTATCCGAGGCCAAGTCCGAGAAGTTGGTCGGGCGGTAGTTCACGAACACATACAGCGAGAGGCTGGCCGACACCGGCAGGATCTGCAGCGCCTGCCCCGCCGTGTAATACAGGCGCGGGTAGGTCGGCAGATAGTTGGTCGTCGTGGCCAGCGGCACGTCCTGGAATCGCGTCTGCGTGTACAGGACGTTGCCATCCGACACCGACAAGACGCGATAGAAGTTCTGTTGACTGTCGCCCGACCCGCTGTTCAGGTCGCTGAAGCTGATCATCCCGTCGCTGTCCGTCGTCACCGTCCGCTTGGCGAACGTGTAGTACGGCTGGGCGTTCAGGATATTGGACCACTCATCCGCGTACACGCTGTTCAGCACGCGGGTAATGGTCGCATCTGACCACCGCTCCGACGCGACGGCGTCCATCGTTTCGCGCGTCAACGCAATCAGTTGGGCTTTGGTAACCGCCACGGCCGGAAGGGATGAAAGGGTTTACTTAGAGCGACCGCGCGGAGACGCAATCACCGGAGTCTCCAGCGCCTCGACCAAGGCGGCTTCCGCGGCCTGGGCGACGGGCTGGGTATCATTGTACTGCTGGACGTGGTCCGCCATATTGCGAATCTCGTCCTTGGGGTACTGCCGGAACGTGCGCTCCAAATAGGCGGGCGCCTCGTCGGCACTGCAGAGCATCGGGATGTACCCGATGATGTCATAGGTGGAGGCCGGGTCAGTCTCGCCCCGCTGGACATACTCCCAGCGGCGATCCTCCGGCTGCCAGTCCATGCACACCGCCCAATGCTCGCCCGTCTGATTCAGGAACTTCAGATGCAATCCGGCGTGGAGGGCCCGAAGCCGCTTCACCACATGGGTGGGCGGCTCGGGCTGGCCGGCGCTGTTGAGCAGCACCGTCACGCGGTTAGACCTCGACAAACAGCTCGACGTTGACCATCAGGTCCACGGCGGCAGTCGTCACGGTGTTATTGGTCGTCACCACAAACTGCACGACATCCCCCGTATCCAGCGTCCGCTCGGCATCCGACAGCGTGGAGAGCAGGGCCACGGCCGTTCCCTCATTGGCCGTCAGCGCCTCCAAGTCCACATTGTCCGTCAGCGTCACGGCCGCGTTGGCCGAGGCATCATACTTCTTGATCACGCCCAGAATCGTGCCGCTCGTCGAGGCCGGCACCGTCCCCGCCGACACCACGGCGCGGTTGATGTAGCACTTCGCCGGATGCGACCCGAAGCTGTACGTCGTCGTGGTGTTGTTGCCAATCGCCGCATCGCAGCGCCCCACGAGGAGGTTCGGCAGGACACCCAGACGGCCCGGCGTCGGAGCAAAAATGTTATACGGCATGAATTATCCTCGGAATGGGGTGAGGGCCAAAGCCCCCACCCCGTCCCAGTAAAGGTTACGCGACGTGCGTGTAGCGCGCCGTGTCGGTGTACCCGGTGATCGAGCCGTGCGCGTTACGCGCGAGGCAGGCCAGGTTGCCGTACCAGCCGTAGGTCGTCTCGAAGGCGTCACGCCCCGAGAGCCAACGCCACGGGCCAGCGCCCTCGAACTCGACGAAGCCCCAATCCTTGGCATCCACCCACGCGAGCGAGGGGATGTGGAGGAGGTAGATGGTGCCGGCCGGGACATAGTAGTCCTGGACCATCGGGATGCCGCACACCTCAAGCGCCTTGTAGCCGCCCTTGATCGTGGTGGCAAACTCGCCCGCGGTGAATCGGCGCTGCCCGACCATCGACTCCATGAGCTTCTTGGCGAGGCCCGGGGTCGTCATGAGCAGGAAGTCCTTCGGACGCACCATCGCGTCCTTGCCGCTGCGGCCCGCAATCTTCTGGATGAGATCCCAGATGTCCGACTCGGTCGGCTGGTTCGCATCCGGGGTGTCGGTGCCCGCCGTCATCCGGGTCGCGTCCCAAATCGGGTACGACGAGGCCGAGATGTTGTGGAGCGAGGCATACGACCCACCACGGTTCGTGATGGAGATAAGGCCGTTCATGGCGGCGTTGTACGAGGTATCCGACGCCGTCGCCTTGACCAGCGCGTCACCCGCGGCCATGCCGCTGATGGCGGTGCCGAGGGTCAGCGTGGCGTTGTCGCCGCTGTTGCTGATGGCGGTGATCGCCGCACGGCCGAGCACGGTCGCAAAGCTGTCCGTCGCATCGAGGACGGCGACGTAGTCACCGACCGAGAGGAGGAGCGAGCCCTGGCCAGCGCCAGAGACGCCGTAGGGGGACGAGACGATGATGCTCGTCGTGGTCGACGCCGTGCCGATGAGGGCGACGATGCCGTTGGCCTTGTTATGCAGGGCCTGCTGCATGAGGAGCTGGGAGGCCTCCTTGATTTCCTCCATCGTCTTCTTGGCGATGGTCGTGAAGGCGGCATCCTTGGACTGCGTGCCGACGAACGCGAGGCCGTCGATCTGACGGGTCGTGTACGCGCGGACCACGCCGACATTCGCCTGGACTTCCGTGGCGGTGGTGTCGGGCGGGAAATAGCCGGACTGCGAGAACGTCGCGCCAGCCGGGCGGCCGGTCACGACGTCGAAGTACACGTTGTTACCACCCCAGCGCATGTTGCGGGGGCCGCCAGCGCGACCCTTCTCGAGCTGGGCGAGGAGCGGGGTGACGAGGTTCTGCACCTTCTCGCGGAACTGCGAGTAGACATTCTTGAGCAGACCAGTCAGCTCCGCATCGGTGATGACAGTAGGAGCGGGCATTGGAAGTGTGTGCTAAAAGTTAACGAAGGGACGAGAGGATTTCCGACATAGCGGAATCCAGCGCGTCGTCAATGGTCGACGGCTTGGCCGTCTTGGGCTTCGCAGGGGTGGCACCGGCACGACCCACGGGCTTGGTGGCCTGCCCCACCGCCCGCTTGGCCTTCTGCGCTTCGACTTGCGCCTTGGCGACGGCTTGCTGCGCCTGCTCCAGCTGCGGAGAGGTAGCAGGTTCGCTACGCCGGGCATGGGTCATCTGCGCCCAGATGGCCAGATCGTTCACGATGTACTGCCGAGCGGCATCAAACTGTGACGCCGGGAGATAGGGCTGGCCATTCGGCCCCACCTGGGCGTGCAGTTGCATGGCATACGCCATCCGCTCTTCCAATTCGGCGGGAGTGACGCTCGGCAGGGCATCCGCAATCAAGCGAATGGCTGGCGACACCTCACTCTCGTAAAACGCTTGTCCCTGCCGGCTGATGTCTGCCAGCTGAGACTGGACCTTCAGGTGCTGAATCTCGCGCTCCGCCCGCTCGGCACGCCGCTCGGGGGAGTTTTCCTGCTGATACGCCTCACGAACGGAGAGAAAGAAGTCCTCGTCGGAGAGAATTCGCTCCAACTGGGCCTCCCGCTCGTCAATCAGCTTGGTCAGCTCGTCGCGTTCCCGCTGCAACTGGAGCGCCTGCTGTTCGGACTGGCGGACCTTCTGCTCACGTTCCTCGTTATATACGCCAAACTGCGCCAACTTGACGACCTGATCAAGCCGATCCTGCCGGACCTTGCCATTCGCCTTGTACTCGACGATGAGGGCGGGGATTTCGACCTCGCCATCCGCGTCCTTGAGCGTAAACTCGGTCGCCAGCTTGTCTGCGACCACCGGAACGGCCACATACCCATCGGGAAGCACGGGGGACGGCTCTGCGTCCTCCGTCGTGTCCGGTTCGGCGTCTTCCGTGCTTGCCGTGGCCGCGTCATCCGTCTCCGCGGTGGCGGTCGGCGCGGTGTCCGTCAGTGTTTCGTCTGCGTCCTGCGGTTCAGCGGGTTCCTGCGGCGCTTTGGGGGCAGCGACCGGCGTTGGTGCCGGCATCGCGGCCTCCACGGCTTCCGTGAGGGCTTGCTGAATGTCCATCGGCTACGACTCCTAGGATTGGCGGGCCAGTATATCGGCTTGCCGTGCGGCAACCTCGGCTTCTGGCGCCCCGGCGAGCCCCTGCTGGAGCATCGGTGCGACGCCAATCGGTGGGTTGCCGGACGCCAGCGGTAGCTGTCCCGGCGCGAGAGAGGGCACACTAGCGGCGCTAGGGCCAGCCGAGGGGCCGGCCGCCATCGGCGGCGCACCACCCCCCTGCTTCTGCATGGCCTGATTGGCCAAAGCCGTCCACCGCTCCTGCGCGGCGGCAATAATCATCGGATCCAGGTCGTCCTGCAGCAGGATTTCCCGCTCCAGCACGTCCTGATGGATCGCTTCGTTGTCCTGCCACCGCATCTCGGGGGCCGGCGTCCCCATCCGAATCGCGTCGGCCACCCGCCTGGCCCGCGCTTCCTGATCCTCGTCCGGGGTCGTGATGTCCTTGGCAATCGCAAACATCTGCCGACGCCGGTACTCCTTGATGTCAATCACGCCCGTCTGGAGCCAGTTGTCCAGCAGGTAGAGCCGGAAGGCCATCGGCATCGGCATCAGCGTGGACGGCTCGACCTTGACATCCGACTGCCCATCGAAGTCCGTGGTGCTCACGGCCCGGGCCAGGTCCGGCCGGCCCTTGCCGACCGCGCCCAGCGCTCGCGGCACATCGTAGCCCCACGCCATCGCGGCCATCGACACCTTGCACCAATCGGTATAGGCCTGCGCCAGCGCGTTCACGGCGGGGCTGAACACCCGCTCCAGCTGCTCACGGCTGGCGATGATGGCCCGACCCGACTCGCCCGTGACCTGTCCGCGGCTAACCGCGTTCCAGCCCGAGGCGTCCTCGAAGGCCGTCTTCTCCAGCGCCAGGGCCTCCTTCACGTCATTGCCGACCGAGAAGCCCTGCACCGGCTGGATGGACTCGCCCATCGGGCCCGCGCCGCGAATCTCGATCATCGAGGTCACGCCACCCATAAACGTCTCGGTGGCAATGGCATTGGGGCGCGTCAGGAATCGGCCACCCGCGTTGACGCGGATGTTCTCAACCCACTTGGACAGCAGCGCGTTCACACGCATCTGGTGGTCAATCCACTGCTCCATCACGGGCCGCGGATAGTAGGACGGATCCGAGGAGCCGTCCCGCACGGCCACAACCGGAATCGCGTTCCAGAGGAGCGGCGCCGGACCAAAGACGACCTTATCGCCCACGACGATGAGATGCAGGCCCTCCGGGAGGGCATCCGGGTGCGGCGCGACATAGACCGTGAACCGCTCGGTCACGTCCTCGTCGCGGAGCCGCTGGCCCTCACCAATCGTGGTCTGCGTCAGCACCCACGCGCCGATGCCCTCCGAGCCGGAGTAGGTCGGCTGGTTGCCCGTCAGCATCGTGGTATCGGCGGCATCCAGCCCCGTCACGCCGTAGCGGAACGCGGCCTCGGCTCGGCTGATGACCTCACGAATCACGACCCAGTGCGGCGCCTGCGTGGCCGTCGCGTTCGGGCTGACCCGGACCTGCTCGACGCGGAGCGTCTGACAGCCGATGTCGCCCAGCGGCTTCTTCTGGCCGGGCATCTCCCCCAGCCGCTCGTCCCACGGCCCACGATCTGGGTCCCAGAACATGTGCCAGAAGCTCACGCCATCCGTCTGCGCCCAGAAGGCGGCCTCACGGGAGAGCCGCGGCATCTGCTGCTGGTCGTGCTGATACTCCAGCGACAGCTGCTGGGCCTGCGCCTTGCGTTTGTCGTCCGGGTCCTGCGTGGTCGGCGTCACCGAAAAGCCGGGGCGCTGGTCCACGAGAATCTGCAGGCGCTGGTCGAGCGCCTTGTCGATCATGTTATACACGACGCGCGCGGCATCCCGCGGCCGGGCAGGTTCCCGCCACGGCCCCAAGCCGTTGGCCGAAATCCACTGCTGGCCGGCCCGGAAGAGGCGGTTCCGCTCGACCAGGTGCAGGTGCATCTGGACGGCCTCACGCCGCGACTCCCACAGGCCACGGGTCCAGCTCGCCCACGCCGCCATATCCTCGGCGGTGTTCGGATCCGCGCCGGGATAGTCCGCGCCATAGAGGGCGCGTTGCAGCGCGGAGAAGTCTTCCTCCGGCGTCTGCCCCGTCTCCTCGGGCGGATTGGGCGCGACCTGCTCGTTCGGGGCGACCGGATTATTGCTGAACCCGGCCATCGCCCGCTCGAACGCATCGCCCAACAGTTCGTCCGTATAGGGAATCGTCATGCGTTACCCGGAGGTTATTCGATACGGCCCACGCCAAACGCGGCGCGAACCCGGTTCCAGTCCTTGAGGTCTTCGTAGCGTTCCCGAATGACCCGGAGCACCTCTTCCTGCGCCCAGCTTTCCCGTTCCTGGTTAGCAATCGCCACCAGATCCTCCGGTACGTCGACCGGAGCGGGCGGCAGCGTGGACTCGGGCGGCACGGGCGCAAAGGCCATGGCCACCTCCGCCACACGGTGAATGGCGTAGACCGCCACCGCCGCCCAGAGGAGATGCGCCAGCATTACTGCGCGGCGTACCGGATGGTCACAACCGGCGAGCCGCT